CCTTGCTCGCTTGACCCAACGTGAAGCCGGGCATCATCGACGCCTTCTCAAGATCCTGAAGCAAGGCCGCCTTGTAGTTCGGTACGTCCGCCGGGACCGGCAAGAGCGGAAGCGGGACGAGCGCTTCGCCCAACGGCACGTCACCCATTGTCTGCGGCGTGATGACCGTAGAGTCCTCGCCGCCTTCCAACGCAAGCCTGCTCGCTTCATCGAGAGTGTCCGGGGAACACATGTAGAGACGACGGGCCTTCTTCGCCATCATGTCCTGGGCCGAGCTAACGTCGTTCAAGCTCTGGAGTTGGGGACGGTTGACCCCGATGAAGCTAAGACTCGCTTGCGGGTCGAGCGGGTCAGGGTTGAAGTTGAGCGGAATGACCGGAACCAACGGTGAGCCGCTGGACGAGTAGAGCATCCCGTCGATGCGTTCCACTTCGGCGTCGTTCTGTTCTTCCTGGTCTTCGACCCGACCGCCTACCTGAATCTCTTCACCTTCGTAGACCCAACCGTCGCCGTTGAAGTCGGGCGACCACACCACTTGCTTGCCTTCCAGGGGCAGCCAGACATCGACTACGGTGACGTACTTCTCGTCGGCCGGTGCAAGCCCGTTGCTCGACACGTCCCAAGTCTCAGTCTTGGGGTGGGCCATCCAATCACCGATGCTGGTGCCGCTGTAGTCTACGAGGGCTTGGTCTACGGGGATCTCGGTCAACAGACCGACGTAGCGTGAACTGCCCCAATCCAGCGCATCGGCGTCCCGAATGACCCGCCAAGCGTGGGCAGGCAGCACCCGAACCCGGTCCATCGGGTTGCGGGCCTTCACCGGGACCACGACCAAGTAGGCACCGGGGAACACCAGAGCACTCTTCACCGCGGACTCAATGGAGTTGTTGGACTTGCGGAGAATCTCGTTCGCACACGCGGCGGCCAACTCGGGCGAGCCTTCCCCGTACACGCCCGCAGTACCGATGACTGAAGGTGCGCGCAGGAACAGACTGCCGACCAGAGACTCAATCATCTGGAAGGCAATCGGCACCGGTGTACCTTCGCCACCGTTCCTGTAGAGATTCAGGTCACCCTGTAGCTCGTCGGTGCGACTTGACCAGAACTCCCGGTGGGCGTCGTACACGAGCTTGAAGGCTTGCGGAGTCATGGGCATGGGCGAAGATCCTCACTTGGATTGTAACCCTCTAAGGGCGCGAACCCGAACAGCGCGTTGGTGCGGCGTCAGGTGAACCTTGCGGTGGCTCGGCGGTGCGTCTCTAAGCGCTACAGCGCCCAAGGCGTGAGCCATGGCAAGGTCGTCGTTCATCCCGGCAGGGGCTTCAGGGTTCCGCTTGCCTTGGGGGACGCACAAGGCGGCCAACTCCATGTAGGAAGATTGGCAGGTAGCGACGAGCAAGCCGTTAGCGATTAGGGCTCTAAGGGCAGCGTGCGCTTCTTGCTTAGACCCTTCGGTAGTGACCCAACTCTTGTAGTCCCGGTGCCAGAGGTTGCGGTAACCGACCTCCTTCAGTCGGTCGATGACCGGACCACCGAACGAGTTGGACTCGACGAGCACGAAGGCATTGTTGTACTTGGTCGCGACTTCCACAATCTTCTTCGCGAAGTCCAGCGGCTTGATCTGGTTGCTCCTGAAGGTAGCAACGACCGTCTGTAGGGCGGCTGAGTAGACGACGATGGTCGAGTAGTCGTTCCGAACACCACCACCGATGTCTACGCCGATGCAGTAGCCTTCGTGCTCTTGCGGGTGTTCCAAGATGCACAAGCGGTCGGGGCTGGATGCAACACGGGCGGTGACCTTGCCGATCTCGTCGGGCTCGTACCAACTTCCTGTACGGGCAAGGAAGCACTCGCTTGGCTTGGCGGGGTAGTCCACGCGGAAGCGGAAGTTGCCCGGCTCACCGGCTTCGGTGAACTCGGCAATCTTGGCCCTGCGCCAGTTGAGTTGTTCGTGGTCAAGGTTCAGTTCTTGTGCGAGTTCCAGTTCTTCAGGTGTAGGTTCCCAACCTGTAGGGACGGCAAGCCGGTGTGCAGGTGAGTTGTGCCACCACACGTCCACGATGCACCATTCACCGGGCTCAGGCGGGTCTGCCGGGTTCCAGGGCTTCGCCTTGGAGCAGAGTTCATGGAACTTGTCGAAGGGTCTGTTGGGTGTGGACTCAATCAAGACCCGACCGCGCAGACCGCCGAGGGCCATCAGCATCCCTACGGGATCTTGGTAGTACGCAATCTCCGAGAGGTGGGCACCACGGAACACCATGCCCCGCACGCCGTCAGCGTGACCCGCCGTGGCGCTGATGCTCGAAGCCCCGGTGTCTTGTAGTTCGGTGCGCCCTACACTGGACTTCTTCAGCTTGCGATTCAACAGGGGATTGAGCTTGCTTAGCTGAGTTGTCCACATCGCATCGAGCTTACGGAGTTCGGCCGAGACGGCGGCGACATGAGCAACGCAGACGTAGGTGTGTGGGTTCGGTGTCCGCAGGAGTTCTCGCAGGAAGTAAGCCCGACCCGCTGTGCTGGCCCCGATCTGCCGGGCCTTGCGGACGATGACCTTGGCTTCGGGGCTGTGGTCGAGGGCGTCCCAGATCATCTGTTGTTCGGGGCTTGCCTTGAACGGAACGAGGTCGCCGGAAGTCTTGTCCACAATCTGTAGCAAGCGGGCGAAGCCGCGCATCGGCACGGTGTCCCACACCGAAGGCGGGGCCGTTGTCGTGCGCTTGGACTTGGCCTTGGCTCTACTTGAGGAAGCTGAAGACATCACCAAGTAGGGCCTCCTGGGCCGATTGCTTGGCCTGTAGCTGGTCTTCCGGGGTGCCCGCGGGGTCAGGGCTGTCTTCCTGATCTTCAGGCTGGGCGTCCAAGGGCTCGGGCTGGCGGCGACACAACTTGCCGACCCAGCCGGTCGCCGCCAGGGTGACCCAAGTGCTGAAGGCGCCGCGGGCAGGGTTCCAACCTGACTTCGTGTTCTTCGTCAGGTGGAGCAAGTAAGCTGTTAGCTCTTGTTCTACGTCTTCCCTGGTCCACTCCGGCCTGTACGTCCTTGCCGAAGACAAGACACCGGCCCGGTCTGCGAGCCTGTAGACTTCTCGGTTGAGAATGGCAACCTGAAGTCTGTAGGCGGGATCGGGCAAGGGTCGAGTCATTCACCCACCAGCTTCAGAATTGTGGCAAGTTGGGCTACGGCCGGGTCGGCCGGGGTCTGCCCTGTAGCCGCTGCGTGCTCGGCGATGCCGATTCTCCATTGGCGTCGGTCTTCGACCATCCACTTCGCCAACTCGACCTTGACCTTGTCCGTAGGTGTGCCGGGCTTGCAGGCTTCCACCAGACACGTCACGGCGTCTTGAACAGCGGTCTCCAACGCGGACTCAAGATCGAAGAGCGGTGTGCTCATCGCTTGGGGAACCGTGGCAGCCTTGTTCGGCTCGACAATCTCCTTGAGCACTTCCAGCGTTGACCAGCGGTGCGCGCAGGCAACGCACCGACGCCGTCGCTGGATGCGGTCTTCCCGCTCACGGGTCTCCAACACCTTGGTCTTAGGCGACTTGCAACTTGGACATTGTAGCATGATTACAGTGTACCCTACCTGTAGTGTAGGGTACAAGTGCCGAACACTAACTACTGCAACTTCTTCGTGGAATGAATGACTTCGATGATGGGTTCGGTCTTGGCCAACCGGGTCAACCTGGTGTGGACCGCGCTCTGGCTCATGCCTAAGACCTTGGCCGCCCCGAGCGTGCTCCAGGTAGCGGCGTAAGCCCGCACAAGGGCGCTGTGGGCCACCAGGGCGCCTCGTAGCGGCTCCTGATCGACCCTGCGGCACACGGCCTGGACGGTGTGTCCGGCCCGGCAGACGGGCGCCAGGACGGTCAGGCGGGCTTCGGCTAACTGGAGCCTGGACACCCACGTTGACTGGTGGATTCCAAGCTCACGGCTGATGGACACACCACCGCCTGCACGGCCGATGGGCAGCCCACCAAGACTTGAAGCGTAGGCGAGTTCCAGCGATTGTTGATCTGTAGGTGTGAGCCATTCCAGACACGCCCTCCACACCCGTTGGTACTCAGGGTCGGGTTCAGCGAACGAAGCCGGGCGTAGGGCGTCTGAGTCGGAACGAACGACCATCGTCCAGGGGTCGGCGCAGGCGAGGGCCTTACGCTCGTCCGCGATGCGTTCACGGGCAACGGCCAACCAGTACAGGTCTGAATCTCGGTCAGACCACGGCAATGCTGGCTGCCTTCGCACGGCGGGTGCGTTGCTGGGCAGCACGGCGCTGGCGCTGTTGAAGCGCCTTAGCGGTGCGCTGGTGCTTGGGTGTCCCAGATTGAATTCCAGGTAGACCGTCGCCTGACCAGGATTCAAGCGTGCCCATGTTCATCTGCTCAATCGAACACAGTCGAACCAAGTTAGCCTTCTCCCCTACCGTGCTTCGATGCAGGTTCTGAGAACGGGTCTGCATCACCATGCACGCCCATGAACTCCACTTGGTTCGACCTCTGGTCGGGTCCCACTTGCCCTTGCCCCGTGACCGCTTGATCAACGTCTCCCTAAGCTCTTGGTGCCAGCAATCTTCATCCCAGCCGAAGGGCGGGCGCAACCCGATGCTGTGCGCGAGCTTGGGAACCTCGTGCATTAGCCGGTGAGCCATCACCGGGTCATCCCAATCGGGTGAAGGGTGGTCTTCGCTGGTCGGGTTGAAGGACGCTGCCCAGTCATTCAAGTCGAAGGTCATCGTGGCCCGTGAGGCTGGTGTTGATGATCAACCTAACCCGTCAGGGCTTGTTGGTCGCACCCCAGACCCCCAGGCTGGGCGCGCCCTTGGTTCTTCGGCATGGCCTTAGCCCCAAGGGGGAACCGGTACCGGTTCCCCGTCTTCAGACTGGACTTGTCCAGAATGATGACTGGAGCGTGCAGCTTGGGGGTCCGGGGTGCGTGATCTAAGCCAACACGATTGTCGAGAATGACGTGTTGATGGGCCTCCGATGTTACGCCCTTAGCTGTAACACGACTACCCGTGCTGGACGCCATTCTCGACAATCGTGATCGAATGATGCACTTCGACCAACTTGCCCTTGCGGTTCGTAATCACATCAGGTAACTTGATGGTAACCCTACCGCACAGGAGCTAACCGTGCCCAAGCCCAAGCCCGCCGAGACAACCCACATTCGCATGGCCGTGGAAGACCGTGCGGTCATCGACCACCTCAAGACTCAGTTGATGGCACGGTCCGACCACGAGGTCGTGTCCATCCTTGCCCAATGGGTCATGACCGAACCGACCGCCTTGGCCCAGCTTCGGCGCGCTTCGCCGCGGTGGCAGGCTGTTACCGGCGAGGGGGTCTACGTTGACCCGCGCAAGGCGCCTGCCGGTGGCCACAGCGAGATCGACGCCTTGCTTGCCAGCATCTAAGAACGAAGCGCCCCGGACGGCTGGAACCATCCGGGGCGCGAGACACAGACCAGACAACACAACAGAGAACAGGACACCAGCCACCGCGCAGGAGTGAACTACGCCGTGACAATCACCCCTACCCCGCTGTTCGACTTCAGTCAACCCCTTCAGCTAACAGCCGTCATTGGTGGTCTGCGCGGGACGGCTGAACCCTTCACTGAATCTTGGGCCGAAGTGTTCAAGGTTCGGGAAGCCGCAAGCAAGGCCAAGGCGCCTGCCGTCATTCCGGCCACCTTCACCGCTGAGTCCCTGGTCTGGACGAAGTCGGGCCGACCGAAGAAGGATCAGGCTGAGTCTTGCACCGCCCTGTTCTTCGACTTCGACGAGTGCGAACTTGAAGAAGGCGACGTCGAAGACGCCTTGAACAAGCTCGGACTCGCTGGCACCTTCTGGTCAACGTGGAAGGCCACGGTCACCAACCCACGGTGGCGCATCGCAATCCCGCTTGCCCATCCCATCCTTCCCGCTGCACAGGAGAAGGTCTGGAAGGCTGTAGCCCGTGCGCTTCAGGAGATTCTGGAAGTTG